GGTTTCTATAGGGCCGGTAGGGGGAACAAATATAGCGTATTTAGTCGATCTAAAATCACTTATATCTAAATAGTGTGTTTATAAAAATGCCTGTTTCTCCGCAGGACTTTGCTCTTTGGTCCGACCTCACAGGCAATCCATATCCTCAAACCCCGGCCGAGCGGATGGCGCTCGCACCACAGGTTTATCAGTTCACACGTGGCATTGGTCGAAGCGGCGGTTACGGGATGAGCCCCGTTCGCAAGGCTGTTGATGTTATTGGTAAAGCTGCCCTTGGTGCGGGCTTAATTGCTGGTGCGGCCTATTTGGGTGGTGAAGGCTTTAAGAAGCTGCAGTTAGATGACGAGCCCACAGTTCCCCCGGCTCAACCACCGGCTGCCAATCCTATGGGGCAAGCCGTTACTGCGTCGATGGATGTAACTCCACCGACGACTTCTGATCGTTACGGTCAAGATATTGTCCCTCATCAAACCCAAACGATGCAGGAAATGCGCGGAGTTTCTCCCGCAAAGCCAACCGTAGTTGACTCCGAAGAGAAGCCCGCTACCCAGAGCCACGTCATTAGTTCCAGTCAGACCTTCTCTCCTGGTAGTGAAGTTGAGCAACTTTCGAAATCTGGCGTTCCTCACACTCCTGTCCGTGATCGTGCAGATGAATTAATTGCCGAGTTTCTGGGCAATGTTGCTTCTGAACAACGGCAGCAGGCTCGCGTCGAGAAGTCTGTGGCTGAATATGCCGCTGGGGTTGCTGGTCGTGGCGAACGTGCTCTTAAAGATGTTTTAAAAGAAGGTCGTCAAGAGGGGATTAGCCCTGTTGGGGTTGGTGCTGTCCGTGCTGCTGAGCGCTTCCGCCAAACCCCTCAATACTCTGAGATGATGCGCTCCGCCGGCGCTTCAATGGAGCCCGAGGAATTGATTGGTGGCTCCGCACAGCCCGTCAGCTTCACCCAGGTTCGTCCAACCCCTGAAACCCGTCTTACTGGTGCCGAACCCACAGCAGTCGAGAGTCCGATCACGGCAATGGTGAGCTCCAAGGCGGAAGCACCCGCTCCAGTAGCCACTGCCCCTGTTGCTGTTGCACCTGCACCAACTCGACGCACTGCAGAAAGTGAGGAAGCTGAAGCGTTTGCACGTAAGGCGCTGGGTTTGATGCCTAAGAGCCAAGGCGCGGCACTGTTAAAAGCCAAGCAACCGGAAGCCATCGTCACTAGCCAGCCGGAATCAGTTCGCGTATCAGAAGGTATTGACGATACTACCGCTAAGCTCCTGCGTCAAGCGAAAGCAATGCGAACCTCTCGGGAAGAAGCAGGCGGCATGATTTCGCAGGACATCCCCGCTGGCCCGATCCACAACATCAGTGTTTCGCCCGCCAACGAAGTTGCGGTTACCTATAAAACTAAAGCAGGAGCTCAAACCTATAACTTCGATGCCGATCCTAAATATGTAAACGAACTCGTTGATCGGATCCAGCGTGGCACCTTTGTGAAAGGTCAAGATTCTGCTGGCGGCTTCATTAATGCCGGTCGCAGCATGGGCTTACTTCAGTAATCCAACGGTGTTAGATTTAATTTATTGAGGTACAAATTATGTCTTTTCTTGAGCCAATTCTGGCCATGCTCTTGGGCATAGGCGCGGCGGCTGCTGCTTCGTTAATCCGGAAAAACCTAGCTGCTAGCCGACTTTTGAAGTATGGTCCGATTGTCAAAAAAGCGTACGACATCATTGACCCTGTACTGGATCAAAACCTGGCCCGCTGGGATGGATCTAAGGTCGATAAAGCTTTTGAGTTGGCGATTGAGTCCGTTGCTGATGGTCAGTTGACCGGCCCTGAAATTAAGCAGCTGGCTCTGGACATGGCGAAGAACTGGTTACCCCAGGTTGCCGCCGATAAAGTTCGTGCCTTTGAGGCATCCGCCCCTGAGTTACACGCCGCCCATCTGATTGCCGCCAAAGTAGACGCTGTTTCCTGATAAAATAGTTTTTATTTACAGATTATGGCTGAAGGCGGCAAGTGGATTCAGGAGGCTACGAGTAAGCATCCTGGCGCCTTTTCTAAAAAGGCAAAGGAAGCGGGCATGACGACGGCTGAATACGCAACCAAGGTCACCGCCAATCCTGACGAATATGATCCAAAGACTGTTAAACAGGCTAATCTCGCGAAGACCTTAACTAAGCTTCGTAAAAAGAAAAAGGGTTGATCTAAGTGGCGTTTTTCCCCAAAGATTTTTCTTCTCCAGCTGACCAGGCGTGGCGTTCTGGTGAAAGCCCCTATTCGGGTACTCTTGGTCCCAATAGGACTGCTGATCCAATTCGCGATCCTTGGGCCGCCGATATGAAGAAAAATCCGGATTACGCGAATTTTTATGCCAACCGCACATTTGTAGATGTTGCTCCTCAATCGCAAGCCAAGATTGATGCTGCATCTAAAACCGATCAGCCCAATTTCGGGAACCCTGGGGACCAGTCATTTGCAACTGTCTTTGCTAAAAATTACGCCCAAGCAATATCCCGTGGTTTAGTTGAAGAAGATCGTGCGGTAAGGCCGGGTAACCTAGCTAGACTTAGTTCAGAGTCTGCAACTTCTGGATCTAATGAAAGCGATCCAAATACTGCTGGTAAGTTTCCAAATCAAGGAGTAAAATTAGGATGATTACGGGTACTGCAACTCGATTAGCCGGTAAAGCTCTCGGTGATTTTTTAAAATTAGCAACAACCGCCGGCGCTGCAACTGTTGAGAAAAAAGTTTTAGAGCGTTTGGCTGGTAAAGCGGCTGAATCCGTGGACGCTCCTGGATTGTTTGGTGTTGTGGCACGTCATCCGGAGATGGCTGCAAAATTAGCGGGTGCTGCTGCTCCGATTGCTGCTGCAGGTGGCGTTGCTGCTGGTGCCGGGCTTATTGGTAAAGCTTTACAGGGACAAGAAAATACATATGCACAGTCACAATACACTCTTCCGCTGCGTCAACCAGCTACCCCTGTATCATTTGCAAATCAGCGGTACACTCCAGGGATGTCGCCGATGACGAATCAGACTGTTGCTGAGGCCATGTTGGAGCAGCAAAAGTTTCAACATCAGCTGCAGTTAATTAATGCTCGCCAATCTGCCCAGCAGGGGGTTGGCATTGCTGGACGTACGACTGGTGGTGGTTTAGATATAATTGGTTTATCGCAGCAAATGTTTGCACCGTCTTCTTACTAATTAAAAAAAAATGGCTTTTAATATCGGAGGAAAATTTGAAGGCGGTTATGGCGAAATAAAGCCTGGTTATGAAAGTCCATTTGGAAAAGATGCTCCTTCAGTGAAAGGTGACTATGACTGGGGTGGATTTTCCAAGGACATTGATTGGGGTGGGAAATTTAATGTAGACAAAGATGATTTATACGGGAAATTATTTGATAAATCTCGTCAAACGGATAAATATCGAACCATGGCCGAGGAGGAGTCCTCCCCCAAGAAAAACCCGTTTGGTTGGGGCGGTGATTGGTCCAAGGGTTATGGCGGACAAGTTTTGGAAAATCTAAGCATTTACGAGCCTCAGAAGATGAGTCCCATGTTCCTGGAAGGGGCACAGGGTAGCCCAGGCTTCTTGGGTTCCGGTGGTGGTCAGGCACTTGCCGGAATCGCCGGTTTAGCCTTGGCACCATTCACTGGCGGTGCAAGCCTCGCATTTGCTCCGATGGTTGGACAGGGATTATCGGCTGCCGGAAGAACCTGGAATATCTAAAAATAGTTAACTTAAAATAACAATCAAGAAGATACAGAATTATGGTTTTACCTCTTGCAGCTCTTCTGCCTGTTGCCGGTGCGGCAATTGGTGGTATTACTGGCTATCGCCGTAGTGGCGGCGATTTAGGCGCCGCTGCACTTGGTGCTGGTCTCGGTGCTATGACCCCCGGTGGTTTCCGAATGGCCGGTCAAGCACTTGGTGCCGGTCTTCTTGGTCGTTCTGCACTCGGTCAAGTTGCTCTCTCCAAGGCCGCCAAAGGTGTCGCTTTGAGTCAGGCAGACAAAGCACTGCTTGCCGCCCCAGCCGCAGCAGGCTTGGCCGCCGGTGGACTGGGTCTGATGGCTACTCCCGCTTTAGCTGGTAGCCCAGCCGCTGCTGTTGCTCAACCTGCTCAACGTGTTGCAGGTGGCGCCGGTGGGTTGGGGTTAGGTGCAATGCAACCTCAATCGACCTATGAGACCGGTGGTGCCGTACCCGGTGGCCTTCCTGTTGGCGCTTCCCCTTATGGCACTGCCGCTGTTTTAGACCCTTCGGGTTCCTTTGGTGCTGGCCGTGCTGCACAACTGCTCGAAGGTGATGTGCAGCTTGCCAACATGCGCAAGATGATGCCCGAACTTTTCAAAGCTGCCGAGGCACGTTCTAAAACTGAATTCCAGCGTCAGATGGCCGCAGCTGGTGTGCGTCAAAACATCTTGACTGCTGCCAATATGCTTGAGCGCAGTCAGCAAGCTGCTCAGCAAATGGGTCTGACTGCTGCGTCTCAAGCCGGTTCTGCGTTAACTTCCCAATACCAGTACAGCTGATATGGCCACAATCTGGAGCGATCCTGTATCACCTCTTTTCCGGAAAATCCCTGGGGTTGCGGTGAATGCCCCCTTTCAGGGACCCGCTCCTTCTTATGGCAAAGAAAAATTTCAAAAATTACCTCAGGTAACAATCCCGTCTACGGACTTTTCCAAGATTCCGTTTCCGATGATTGGTACCGATTTTTCCACCGGCCTTCGTGACGTAGACCTGCAAAGTCAAACTGGTTCTGCGGTTCCTCCCATGGACCAAGAAGTCCAAAAATATTTGGATTTCTACAAAGCCATCAGCCCAATGCGGATGGCTGAAATGGAGCAGGCGGCAAAACTTTCTTCACGTTTAACTCGTGAACAGTTAGCCTCGTTGTATCCCTACCTGAGCGCTGCTGGTGCAGAATCAACTGCACGGAACCTGGCTGCCAGCAAATCCTTCCTGGCCACCAAAGAGCAGATGCCCAGCAGTGTGCAGGCGATCATGGCCTCGAAACAAAATCAAATGCTTCAAGCCGCAACTGGTGAAGCAGAACGTCAACGCGCAACTGCTGCTCAACAAGAAGCCGCCAAGCGTTTTGCGGGTAGCTTTGCTGGTCAATACATTCAGGTTGCCTGAAATAAACCACGTTAAACTGAAAGCAGCGAGTCGTTAATCATGGGCGGATCACCACCACCTCCTCCTCCGACAATTGTTTATTCGCCACCACCGCCGCCCCCGTCTGCTCCTACCCAGGTGCCGACCCAATCGCTGCAGACTCAAACTGCGTTGAATGAGGTTAGTGGTGCCCAACAACGACTCAACATGGAGTTGGGCGCCCAGTTAGACCGCACTAACGCCGAGTTCTTCGCCGGCCAGGATATTCGCAGGACTCAGTCTGCTGGTGCAGAACAGCGTCTCACTGTTGGTAAAACCGGTGAGGAGGAGCGTGCAACCCGCGTCACCGCCGGAGAGCAAGAACGCCTCGGCATCGGCGCTACAGGTGAACAGTATCGCCTGGGCCTTGAAACTGCTGGTAAGGAACAGCGGACCACCGACTTGCAACAGGAGATGTTCCGGCGCTATAAAGAGCAAAGGGACTACGAACAATCTCAACAGCAGTACCGAACATGAAAGACTGGATTCAAGGTTTAACTGATAAAGACCGAGAATCCTTTCTTACATTCTGCAAACGGACCAACTCTCCGATCCAAATGTACCTGTATTCCCGATTCCTCGGGTTTACAGGTAGCATCGTCGATTGTGATGAGTGGTCAAAAAAAGAGTACAGAAAAAGAGACTTCAACGGTTTGTTGGAGATGGAGATTGACTCCATGCAGCAGGATATTGCCAAGCTGCGTGAAGCTATCGACATGGGGATGGTGAAGCAGGATATGGGCACCTCTCGGATTGCGATGATGCAAAAGGAGCTTCGTGGTGCGATTAAGCAACTCAATGATGAAAAGGTTCTCCTCGATAAACAAGGTTTAATCCTCGCTGGTGCGGACCGGGCGCTTCGTGAGATGCTTTCAATCTTCCGAGACGATCCAATTGAAGGCCCACTTCAAGAAGCCTCGATGGGTGTCTGGACAAAGATTCTGCAGGAAGAATCTTAAAAATTAGTACGCTATGCTACGGGCATGGCAGGCACGAATCTTTATAGCGTCTATAGGCGCACGGCTAGAGCTGCAGCTCAAAAACGAGTTGTCAAACACTCCTCGACCGTTGATGTAGATCGAGCACGTAAAGATTTTGGTTATTTCTGTGAGGTGGTGGGTGACAAGCCTCCAGCAGCTCACCATAAAGAGTGGCATCAATACCTATGTACAGGTGACGATAGCGAATGTTTGGTGGGTATTGCTGGCCCGAACGTAGATATTCTGGCGCCACGCGGCTCAGCAAAATCCACGGTATTGGGTTTATTTACCGCTTGGGCAATTGGCATTCACGCTCTCGCCAAAAAACCACTTAAAATTCTTTATATTTCGTACACGGTAGATGTTGCTCGCCCCAAGAGTGCTGCCATCAAACGAATCATTGAAGAGAGTAAAACTTACTCTGAAATTTTTCCAACTGTAAAAATTGCCAAGGGGATCAACTCCAACGAATATTGGAGTATTGATTGGAAGTTTGCAGGTATCAAATCAACCGGTGAAGAAGAATTCACGGTCTGTTGTGCCGGTCTCAAAGGCGCCGTGACTTCTAAGCGCTCTCACCTTTGTATCATCGATGACGCGATCAAATCGGCTGATGACATTAAAAATAGAGATATTCGCGCCGCCATGGAGGATAACTGGAACTCGGTTATCGTGCCGACCATGTTTGAGGGTGGCCGAGCAATTTGCTTGGGAACTAGATTTCGGCATGATGATATTCACAATTCGACGTTTACTCCAGCTAATGACTGGATTCAAATTGTTCAATCTGCAATTACCGTAGATTCTGAGGGCGAAGAAACCTCTTACTGGCCTGCCCTTTGGTCCCTGGAGTATCTACAAGATCGTCGAAGACAGGCACCAATTGCCTTCAGCTTTCAGTATCAGAATCAAATTGTCCAAACCAGTGAGTTATCCCTATCTCCAGACTTGATTGTCAAGGGGACAATTGGGACACAGTTTGATTCGCTAGGAGTGGGTGTTGACCTGTCCGCCGGAATTCGAGAACAGAATGACTACACCGTCTTTGTGATGGGTGGACGAGTAGGCCAAAAGATTCATATCATCGACTGCAAACGAATCCGAATCATGGGGAACTTAGAGAAATTGGAAGCCCTGATGGAGATGATGGAAGAATGGGGTGTTGTCCACAAAGACAACGATAGGTATTTCCCCACCGGCAGTAACATCGACATTTGGTCCGAAGCAGTTGCCTACCAGGCATCTCTGGAGGCGGACTTCAAACGAATCTGTCTAGGCGATCACGGACTTTACAACATGAACTGGCATGCTATTAAAGGGTTCCGTGGGGATAAGGTGGCTCGGTTCCGTGGCATTATGGGTCTTTTTGAGCAGCGAAAGATCATTTTCAACAAGTATCGGCGATTCGGTCCCCTCACTGATGAGATCGTCAATTTTGGCGTCAGCTCCCATGATGACTGCGTCGACGCCCTTGTTTGGCTTTGCAATGGCCTAATGACCCGAGGCAAACTGGAGCTCGAATTTTAAATTTGGGAGTAAATAGGGATAAAGTATTTTGGACCTAAACTAGGAGAATCCCTTTCCAATGTCCACCAGCTACTACACTATTGAGCTTGAGCAGGACGCCTACGGCTCCGCAGTAATCCCTCTTCCCGACGAACTGTGCCACGATATGGCCCTTCAACCGAACGAACGTTTTGATGTTGAAGTTGAGGACGACACAATTACACTCAAACGCATTGCTGCTGGCTACGATATTGAAGAATAATCTTGAAGTCATCTAACTCATGAGCGATAGTCCTAAATCAGCACTCGACGCTATCCTCAAGGCAGTTATTAC